AGCCATACGGTCGCTGGCGTCGATCTTATGGCCGCAGAGACGGCATTCCAGGAGTTCCGGCTCGGAGGAGACGACGCTCCGGATGACTTTCCACCTGTGAGCGCCCCGGAGACAGGGGTGCTCGTCAGGATCGCTTATAGGGCTCGGCAAGACCACGATCTAGTAGGTCCTGATTCAGGGAAATCTCAACACCATTCGCCTCGTAGAAGACCTCGACCAGGTAGCTATCAGAGCTTTCTGCCTTCTCGGTCTTGACCGTAACATCACGACTCAGAACGCTCTCAATTATGAAGGCCCGCGCCTTCTTGGCTGCCTCAATGATCTGCTGCTTCTGCTCCTCAGTCTCATACCATTTCCGACCATCGAACTGTCCCTTGCGTGGCCTCAGCACTGGCATCTTTACGTTCAACAGCCGGAACTGAGACTCGATAGTTAATCGAAGCCCCATGTCCACGGCCAACTGGAGGGTATCAACTTCGATCACACGGACGACTTTAGCCCTGTAGGTATACATGACGAGTCCTCCAATCAGATCAGGAACACCACTGCTGAGAGTACGGTCGTCCAGAGACCATCCTCGCCAAGCGCCGTCTGAGTCCAGTTCCGGGTGTCCACAATCTGCCCACCGACCAGATACTGCTCTTTCCGTTCATCATACGCCTTGTCAAGGTCGAACTCTACCCCAAGCGTACTGGCAAGCATCCCAGCGGCGAGGTCCTCGGCGTAATCTCCTGCCTGCTTCTCGTCCTGACCAAAGGCATGGTGCTCTGAGATGTAGCCATGGTGAGTGCAGTCTTTTGGTATGGCAATCCCGACACTGACCGCAACCCTGCGCCCAGGCTCATCTGTCTCGGCTCGGCTCATTACGCAGAAGACGATCTGACCCGTCTTGAGCTTTCCCATCCCTGATTCCCGATGCTCGATCAGGCAACCAGGAGGAAAGATACTGCTCACGGTAACGAGGTTGAAGTTGGCAATGGCCGCACGGCGTAGCGCCTCCTCGAAGCTGGCCAGCTTCTCCCGGTGCCGGCCAACGCCACGAGTCAGGAAACAACTCTTGGGCAGGAGTTCCACCTGCTACTTCCAGGGAGCGACAGGAGGACGGCTGGCCTCTGCCTTGGCGTGCTTCTCCTTGCGAACCCTCGTGATGACCTCGGCAATGGCGTCGAGGTGCTCGCCTCTCAACCTCCGGAAGACGGTGTTGAGCGCCCTGTAATGGGCGGGGTCCACCACGGTCAGGTTGTAGAGGCCCTCGGCGTCGTCCACACACTCACAAGAGATGTTCATTTTCTATCTCCAAAAAGAGAACCCAACCAACTGAGGGCTCTTACAAGGAGCCTCGGCTTTTTATTGAACCGGATGACCTCGACTTCCGAACACGTTGTCATCTCTCCGTTCAGGCTGCGGTAGTAAGGCCCGCTCTTGGCCTTCATACCAAACTTTGACGTGATCGAAGAAGGGTTCCCGGTGATCCTGGTCATTGAGGTCAGAGCCCTCACGTCCTCCAGATCGGAATGGTACTCGCAGACTGGAATGGCCATTCGGAACCCGAAGGTAGTCGTGACCCGGATATAGAAATCCGGTGTATCTCCACAGATAAAGCACTCAGCGCCGAGGCTGTGGCTTTGTGAGGTTTTCAGGTCCTGCATGTTCCCTCAGAAGCTCCTCCAGGTCCTGACCACCTGGGTAGAGCTTGTTGTCCTCCGTAAGAATCTTAATGCCCCGAGGCGTCCGAAGGAAGAACTGCTTCTTGCAGTGCGGACAGCACATCACGTGGCGTGAACGAGGCTTCGGCACGTGCTTCTTGTCCGATGGCTTGAAGTTCTCGGCCTTGGGATCGTCCCCTTCCTCGATGTTGTAGATGTGGAGCCTGCAAAATACACAGAGGACCTTTATCATTCTTTCTCTGAACCCATCTCCAAGGACTCGTCCATCGGCAGTTCATCGCTCAGGTCGATCTGCCTCACCGCTGGCTCAGGCTTGGCTGGCGCGATACTGGACTTGACCTTGTCAACCATCTCGGCCATACGCTTCTTGGCGTGCTCCTGGTACTTCTTCAGTTCCCCCTGAAATTCAGAAATCCTCTCATGGATCGTTTCCCTGAGCTTGTCAAGATGCTCCGGTGGCACAGACTCAGGACGGCCACCAGCCTGCTCCCACAAGCCGTCGATCATAACGGACAGTTCACCAAGGTTGGAAAAGCAGAAATCGGTCAGCGCATTGATCCGCATGGCATGGTCGGTCAAAAGAGTCCTACTACCGCTCAAAGACAAATTCACCTGATTGCTGATGGCCTTGAGCTTGTCGTCGAGCCGGCGCTCCTGGTCTGCTCCGAAGTTCGCCAGAGCCTGCTTCAACTGCTTCTTCGTCAGGTAGCTCTCTTTGTCGTTCTTCTTAGCCATGTCGTCCTTTCATAGAGGCTTACACGATCTCCAGACCTTGCCTTCGGCCGGGTGATCCCGTTGGAACACTACAGTCGCTCCTCCCATGCGGGCAGCGCTACCCGCCCCGAGCCTCGCGGCTTCCTCAGCCCCCGTTGATCTCTGGGTACTTCTCCCCGATTGTCCTGAGTACCTTGTACGATACAAGGTCTGAGTTGCCAAGGGCGTCGATGACCATGATCCGATCTGAGTGCTGGTGAGCCAGTCTCAAATATCCAGCCCGTACCGTTTCGTGGAATTTCAAGTCCAGGGACTCAAACCGATCCCCATTCTGAAACTCACGCCCAGACTTGCGCTTCTCCGCCTCCTCGGGCGGTATATCCAGGAGGATCGTCAGCCCTGGAATGGTATGGTCAGTAGCGTACCAGAATCCAGTTCTGAGAAGGTCAAAAGGAACCCCGCGACCGAATCCCTGGTACGCGAACGGAGAGTCTATCCCACGGTTGACGATGACAAACTGGCCCTTTGCGAGGGCTGGTTTCACCACCTGCTCGTAGTTCTGAGCAGCATCGGCCATGAACAAGAAGACCTCGGCCCGGTTGCAGATCGTCGATCCAGCATCCAGGAGCAGCTTTCGGCACTCCTGGCCAAACTCGGTACCACCTGGGTGTCTAGTGACGAAGTACGGGATTTCTCGGGACTGGAGGCGTGCGACCAGGAGGTCAATCTGCGTGTCCTTACCGCAGTGGTCTATTCCCTCGAAGCTGATGAGCGGCATCACGTACCTCCATTTTAATTAGCGTCCGCAAGAAATTTTGAGGTACGCCTAACAGCGAGAATATCCGCAACCTGGGTCTGAGCAGGTCCAACACCCCTCCTTCGCCACCAGGACACCACTACAGTCTGGGCACGTTATCTGGTAGCCTACGGCAGGGTTTACAGCAGATGCTCCTGATCCACTCTCCTTCAGGTTTATATTGTCGATGTCCACCGTCCCCATGAGAATCTTCTCGATTCCGTACTGGTGCTTCATGTGAATGAACTTCGAGATTGCGTTGTGGAGAGCCGCAGGAAGACTGTTTATCGGGCCGTCCCGAGTGGGAACTGCCAGAGCGGAGCCAATACCCTCTAGCTGGCGTAGAATATGCTTCCAGTCGCCCGATGAGCGCAACCAGAGGCTCACAAGCCGGCAGATGGCCTCCAGGTCGGCTGCTGCCATGTGTCCGGATCTTCCCAACTGGGCGAAAATCTCCTTGACCCGGTAGCGGTCGCTCGGATCGACCACGAAATGCACGTGCATCGTCCCGAACGGCGTCTCCTGCTTCATCCGGACGGACGGCATGACCCAGCGCATCTTCTTCGGCTCTGGGGGACCTGGCTCACGAACTACCAGGACCGAGGGTTCATCCTCCTTCTTCCCACCATAGGATTTCTCGAAGGTCTCCCTCATTGCAGTACCCTTCTCGTCTTTCTTCGTACTCATCGGCTGCCCGCTCCGGCTACCGTCCCGGTAGACCGTAATCCCGATGCAGTCGAGGTCATAGGCCATCATGTATGTCTGCCTTACATCCTCCACAGTCGCACTGTGAGGCAGGTTGACCGTCTTGCTGACACCGCTGTCGAAATTCTTCTGCCAAGCCGCCTGCGCCTTGACATGGAACTCCGGGCTGATGTCCTGGGCTACGACGAAGACGCGCTTGATGTCCTGTGGAACGTCTGGGTGCCACTGGCACGATCCAGAGGGTCCCTGAACCACCTCCCGGCCAGCGGGAGAGTCCATGGTCTTACCGTCAAAGACCTCCTGGACGATCCGTTCCACTGTCTCTCTGATTAGGTCGTCTCCGGATGTGGAGGATGAAAAGTAGTCCAGCAGGGCCTGCTCGAAATACTGGTTCACTTCCAGCATCTCAGTAGGCTTGCCAAGGCCATCACGCATTACCCGGCGCATGAACACCAGTGCGTAGAGCGGCTCGATCCCGGATGAACAGCCGGCAATGATGCTGATCGTACCTGTGGGGGCGTTCATCGTAGCCTTGACATGCCTCCGGCCCGCGTCGAAGACCTTCATTCCAGGAATCTTGTAATACAAAGGATAGGCCCCACGCTCCTCGACCAACTTGGACTCAGCCTCCTCTACAGACTCACGTACAACAGTGCCAATGGCCTCCATAAAGGCGATTCCCTCGTCTGAACCATAGGAAATCCCAAGAGCGTACAGGGCGTCGGCTACGCCCATGACACCGAGTCCCACGTCCCTGGTCTGCCGGGCGATGTAGTCGATCTCAGGCGCTGGATAACCATTCACGTCGATGATGTCATCAAGAAACCGTAGACCCGTCTGGACGATGGGCTTCAAGCCATCAAAATCGAACTCCACGGCAGCATGGCCGTCCTTGACCTTACGAATGAGCTTGGCGACGTTAATGCTCAGGAGATTACAACTACCAAAAGGTGGTAAGGGCACCTCGCCGCATGGATTCGTGGACTCGATCCTCATAGAAACTTCCCGATCCTCGTGAGTAGTGGTCATTTCAGCGGGGATCGTGACCGTCATGTCCTTGAGCGGGTACTTGTCGTTCATCCTGTCGCAGAAGAACAGCCCAGGCTCCCCGGTCTTCCAGGCGTGCCGGCAGATCGTCTCCCAGAACTCGCCGATGGTCCAAACGTCCTTGAGGTCCAAATCACTGTCCACGAACCGTCCTGCGGGAGTACACGGGATCAGGTCCTGAACCTGGTAGGCGACCGACAGGAGGTTTGGGTCTCCGGGCCAGTGGTTGGTGACCGGATTCCCATTTTCGAGAATGTCGTTGATCTTCTCATCTATCGCATGAGGCATGAACCAGTGCCGGTCTTTCCAGTGAGTGACGAGAGGAACATCCGGGTTCTCCTTGACAGCCCGCATGAACGGCTCGTCCACTTTCACGCTGATGTTGTAGTTCGGGAAGTTGGCCAGGACCTGCTTCGAGAAGATGAACTTCAGAATGTCCGGGTGGTGATACCACATCATTGCCATGCAGGCCCCGCGCCGCTTCGCGCCCTGCTGGATGGCATTGGTCATCTCGCACAGCGCCTTCCAGAAGGCGATCGGGCCGGATGAGTAGCCCTTGGCCCCTTTGATCCAGCTTCCGGCCGGCCTGAGACCATCCAGAGGCACTCCAATGCCTCCACCCTCCTTCTGGATCAAAGCAATCCACTTCACGCAGTCGCAGATGCCCTCCATCGAGTCCTCAAGAGGCAGGACAAAGCAGGCCGATCCACAAGCCTTCTCTTTGACGCCCGTGTTGAACAGGGTAGGCGTATTGGGCATGAACCGGCACTCGGCCATGTTCCGGTAGAACTCCTCGGCGTAGTAGTCCACACGGGCCTGTATCTCGTCCTCTGTGGCGTTATCCTTGGCCGCATAGGATCGCTCGGCCTCCGCTGTGGCTCTGGCCACACGCCAGAAAAGCTCCTTTGGGGTTTCCAGGATAGTCCCGAACTCGTCCTTCTGAAGGTATCGTTTCTCCAAGACGGTCAACGAGTTATCGGTTAGTTTTGGCTCTACGCGCTGTTCGGTGATGGACATGATTCCTCCGTGTTTTACTCTACACTGTAAACGTCAACGGGAATTATGAGCGCACACTAGACCCTGGCTTGAACGAGGGCCTGAACTTAATCTGGCGCTCCTTGATCTTGCGTAGCTGTTTCAGGGCGTACTCGATCGACACCTGCCTCTGGCCAATGCTGCGCCTTTCCTTGAGGCTTGCCCGCCTCATGTACAACTTGCACCGACAGTTGGAGTTATGGATAGCCAATCCAGAAGCCACAAATGAATGGTCTTCCTCTACAGTGAGGTCGTAGAGAGAGATTCCAGGAAGCAATCCTTCGAGCAGAATGATCTCGCCTTCGGTGACTTCCTCCTCTGCTTCTCGACCTCTCCCTTTATTCTCTCGAAACTCTTTTTGCAGTAAGAACACCGCAGGGTCATCCAATGAGATACCTTCTGATACTTTCTGAAGCAGGTTTGAGAGCAGAAAGTGTTCTCGAACCCTGTTGTTTTCTGGTGTTCCGATAGCTTTCTCTGAAAATTCACCTTGCACTGATCGCAGGTTAGCTGAACACGTTTCTGCCTCGCTCCATCGGCGCAAAGGTGGCTGCAATATCTCCCACGGCCTTGTTGTATTCTCTTTGGCCTCGTCAAGAAGTCCAACCCGCACCCCAGACACTTGACCGTAATTTTCCGTTTCTCTGCTTCTATCCTCTCCTCCGCACCATGGTCCTGGGAATGCTTCCGAAACTCCTTCGCCTCCAAGTTCTCCGGTCGGTCGTCGCTCCGGTCCCGATTCTTGTGGTGAATGATAAATCCCATAGGGATGGGGCCATTGTGCTGCTCCCACACCCATCTGGAGCGAAATACCCAATGGGTCTGATCGCCCTCCCAATACCTCGCCATGTATCGGCCATCTGGCCGCTGGCGAAAGTTCTCCCATTTCAAGTCGATGTACTGCCGCCTCCGAGACCTGTGAGCCTTCCTGACAGCTTCTCGCTTCTTTTCGCCTCTCTGCCCTTTCCACTGCCCTGAAGTCGCACAACTCCGGCAGTGACCCGACCTGTTGCGTGGGCCAACTTGATCCCCGCAGACCATGCAATATGAGTTCCCCCGCGAGAGAGGCGTCTCTTGCAGACATCCAACCTCTTTGGGTCCAGACCGGATGGTCCTGTGTGATTCCGAACAGGCTACCATTCCGTCCAACAATGACGGCGAATCGGTGGTCTTCCGTGGCTTTGAACTTGTGGACTTTCTTGACCTCTCTCCACCTCTGCTTATGTGTGTAGGCATAGTCACCCTCCTTTACGTCCTTGAGGGGAGTATACCCGCCGTCAGTCAAAATGTCAACCTGACAGTTTGTAAGACATAGGCATGGTGTGTATCCAGAGCGTGGGGACGACGGCAGACGATCTCTCGTGAACGGAGACCGCTCACTGAGCCAGTGACAGCCCATGCAGGTGTTTTCATCGAGTCTTGATACCCAATGGATCACGTGGTCACCTGGCGTGGCCATGACCCGACCGTTCATGTACATATTGTAAAATGACTCTGTGTACATCTTTAGGCGTTTGGGATATGGCATCCGGCCACGCCGCTTCCTCATGTCGCCCAGGAAGTTGTTGAAGTAGACCATCTCCTGCCGTATCGCCGAGCGAATGAAGCGCTCATCCTCCCGAGAAAGCTGAGAGATTCCCTGTCGAGTAAACGTCTCAGTGCCAGCAGAGCGGAATCCCAGCAGATACGAGCGGTGGTAAGCGTCCCGGAATATGCTGTTGGCCTCTTTCTTGAACCTGTCGAAGCTCACGGGCCTGGACTTCCCTCGGCCCCTGGCCATCCGGGTAGGCTGTCGAGGTAGGAGGATTGCCGTCTGTGCGTACTCAGGGGCCTGAGTTGCAGCTACGCGGCCGGCCACGAACCCGTCCATCAACCGGACGAGGCGGTTGTATACATCCGTGGAAATCTTCTCGAACGACTTCTTACTGGCCGTGGTGAGCTTCTTTCTCCGCTTGGCAAAACCCTCCAGGTCCTTCTGAGCACCCCTGCGGATCAGCCTGTCTCTGGTAGGATTCCTGGACCTCTTGCTGCCAAGCGCTTTGGCCTCAGTGACACATCGGTCACAGTCGCAAAGACCCTCCAGGTATTTGTTTATAGATTGATCGCCGACGATGTATGGCTCAAGGTCCAGTTCGGTGTGGTAGATACCTTCCAGGACCTGCTCGAACTCGCGCTGCTCAGAGCGAGTCTCGGCACGAAGCATGAATCCGTCGATCTCGATCATAGGCTCTGAAGCTCTTTCTGAATGCTTGGATCGGAGAGGTAGGTATTGACAGCCCCATGCACGTCAGTCCCCGGACGATTATCCTCCAGCCAAGACAGGAATCTGTCGAGGTCCCGAAGGCCCTCGTCTGTCGAAGCCACGCCGTCAATGGAGCGGCCCTTATGACTGCCATAGGGCAGGACGAACTGAGATGCCTGCTTGAAGTTCATGGCTACCCGAGAAGCTGTTGAGGTCCGGAACGGGTCCCGATCTTGGACTCGTGGACGTAGGCCGGGCACTGACTGGCCTCCATCACGATATGCTTCTGCGGCAAGGAGCAATCCGCCCGCTTGGAGCAGGCGTTGCAGAGCGTAGTCTTCTCCGTGATCGGCTGCAAGCCTTGATCCGGTTTCTTCTCACCCATCAGATAGCCTCCCTCTCAATGTCCAGCTTGAAGGTCCTCGTCGGCTTGAAAATGAGCCGTCGTCTCTCGCCAACGTCAACGTCCTTGCCCTTCCCGAACAGGTTTCTGATCGTCCGAGGCTTCACTACGTCAACCCGAGTCCTCATAAAGTTAGCGATCACGATCTCATCGCCGGCAATCAGCATCTCCTTGATAGTACCGACGAAGGATTCTATCCTCCGAAGTGCCTCAGTATCGGTGACCTCCTCCTTCTCGGCCCAGATCGCTGCCACGTCGCGCTTGGTCGCCATCTTTAACTAACCGGCGCGGCATAAGCTTCTGCACGGTCTTTTTCTCTTTCTTTGCGTCGAGACTCAGTTTTTTCCTCGGCTTCCTTCTCAGCCGCTCTGGTCTCAGACAGGCTGGAGATGCCCACGTGCTCCCCCGGATGCTCGGTCGGAACCTCCTGCTCTGGAACTTGCTCCTCCTCACGTGCCAATTCCGTCATTTCTGCGAGCATTCTCCGGGCTGTAGGAGAGGATTTGATGGCCTCGCCAAGAGCACGCTTCTCATCCTGGCTGGGCTCATCATCACCTTGCACCTCGTCACCTCCAAGGTCCATCAGCTTTGCCACAAGCTCCTTGGAGAATCCGGCAATGTCCACGAGCAGGTACGTGAGCCACTTCTTTTGGTCCAGTGTCCCCTCGAAGTCGGTCGATAGCCTGCTCATCCGGTCCAGAAGCTCGAAGCGAAGCTGGTACAGGTCCGCTCTCTGGGCCTCGTCCAGATAGCTCACAGGTGTCATCTTGGTCTTGAAAGCGTGCTTGCGGTCACGAGGATTACGCTGCCGAAGGCCCAAATGAATCTGGCCCGCACGGTGAATCATCATCCTAGTGGCCCGCTGGATGCCCTTCACGCCACGAGCAAATCTAATGTCCTGCTGCGCCAACGTGGCTTTTGCGTTGATGTCTCCCTCAAAACCCAGAAATGCCTTCGGAACCCGGATCGCTGAGAAGATCAGGTCCCGGAAGTATTCCACGTCGAAAATCTCTCCGACGTTGGAACTGCCGGGGAACTTCTCAATCTTGCTCTCGGAGTTGGGGCGAGTCGCCCAATAGATGTTGTTGTCGAGCGCCCACGGATTGTATTCTTCCTGGTACTGGCCCGTCTTGGGGTTGAAGAACTGCTTCTTTTGCATGGCCCTGCGCCAGGCGTCCAATATCGTCCTACCCTCATCTGGTGAGGCCGCGCCGATGTCCACGTAGAAGATCAGCCGGTCTGGGTGCATACTCAGCCGGTAAATGACCATCTGCTCTTCCATGAGCTTCAGAATCTTATAGACCAGCCGAGCCGGGAGGAGGATGCTATCGCCGTACATCTCGTTACGACGCCGGCCCTTTCTCAAGCCATGGACAATGTCCCAAGGCTGGTAGCCTGGCTTCTCGTCGATCTTCTTAGCTGCGCCAACCGACCAGCCTTCCAGCACCCGGTTCTTGTCCTCATGCCGCCAGACGATCTTGGGCTCCAGGAAGGTTAAGCCGAATACGCCATGCTCCTCGTTGTACATCGTGGCCTCGAAGTCATCGCCGTACTTGGCAATGCCCCGAGCAATGGCGGTGATGTCCTCCTCAAGATTGATACGACCCAGCATTTTGTCGAGTTCTGCCTTGACCTCCGCGTCCTCAGACTCGATCCACAGGGCCACGCCCTTCTCGTGATCGGGCTGGGTAGAGTCCTCGGCATACAGGTCCAAGGCAGAGGCGAGCAGAGTCATCTGGTCCATCTCGTCATAGTCGTCGTAGAGCGACAGACGATCCGGATTCAGGTGGGTGTACTTACGGTAGTAGTCGTAGACACGATTGACCGTAGAGATGTCCTGGAGAGCATCTGGCTCTCCTACCGGAGTGCCGATGCGCTGAACCTCACCAGCCGGCTTATCGAGGCCCATCAGATTGGCCAGCTTGTTGAGTATACCGTTTCCTGGTGGCATTATTGGACTCCGATGATTCGGCCCTTCTTATAATCCTGCAACACCCAAGAGTCTCTGTTCTTGGCAGGCGGGGCGATCGTCGCAGCCAACGCCGCTGCCTGCTCTGGAGTCACGGCCGGTGCCTCAGCGATCTCGTAGCAGTTCATCGTCACGCCGGCCACAGCATCTGACACATCCTTGGAGCCGTTTGGCCCATGGTCCACTTTCCCTCTGCGCTGTGGATCGCCCTCGCGCCGTCTAATGATGTGAATGACGTTGGTGATCTCATCGAAGAAAGGAGCGTAATCATAAATGTCCAGCCGGTCCTCGTAGATCGCTGTTCGCAGGGCAATGTAGGCGTCGTCTGTGCGATCCACAGATTGAATCTTGGCATTATAGTGCAGACGTTGGAACTGCTGAAGCGCAATCTTGGATTGCCAGCCGTCATACGTGATGAGGTTCAGATTATAGCCGTAGTTGCGAAGGTTCAAGAGGAACGTAATCACTTTGGTCAGATCGACTTCCGAGTCCTTTCCAGGAGTGATCTTCATCATCATATCAATGAAGATTTTTGGCTCGTAGCTATTCATCACATGGCCAGAGAGTGGGTCCTCACGCCTGACCAGGATGAAATCCTGAACATGGCCCAGCGCAATCCCCAAGCTGTCGTTACTGGTAGCTTGGTCCACGTGAACAGTACGCGGTGCTCCTGGGTCGATCCTCGGCACGTAGGAGGAATCCCTGATCCGGACCAGCGAGTCCCAATCTACGAAGTCCGAAATCTCTACCTGGTCGTCCAGTGTCACGGAGATCGACTCGGCTGAGAACGGATGTGCTCGGCCCCAATTTATAACCTTCATCACCCGCTGAGGATCATGGATGAGAAGATTACGACCGAAGGTGGCCACGCCCGCAACGTCCCGCAGGGCCTGATTTATATCGTCGATGAAAGCCTGCTTGTGCTCGATGGGAACCTCTATCGTCTCAACACCAGCCGGCGTGGCATCGCCCTCCTCCAGTATCTTCGGCCTCACGTACTTGTTTCCGAGAGACAAAGAGAACTTCTTGCCACTGTAGAATTTATCGCCAAAGGACTTCCGCACGTCCCAAGGCGAGTAGTCCGATATATGGACATCTTTCCGCCCCTGAACCATTTCTAGGCGTCTCTCAAGGAAGTCGGTCTTCGTATTCCGAGACGAGATCAGGACCATCAGACCAGGAATGATACCACGTCGGGCAAACCTGGACTCGATACGAGTCCGACAGGCGTGGAATAGCTTGTAGGCTTGCTCCGGATTGTCCTCTGGATTCTTGCCTTTGGGGCGCTCCATGAAGTTCACTTCGTCCATTAAGAAGCTGTAGAGGTTTTCACCGAGAGCGTGCAGTTCCCTGGAGCCGAAGCTGACGTGCATATTCTTCTGCGGCCACTTGGCCATGGTGCTCAGGTTGGGAACCCTTGGGAAGACCTCTCTGAAGTAGGGGCTGGCGTCGATCTTGGCCAGGAACTCAGCGAAGTCTACAGCACTGACCTTACTTACCGTAGTCGCATAGATACCAAAGACGATCTTGGACTTGGACATCAGCCCGAAGAAACGAGACGGGTCCCGCATACAGCTAAGCATGTATGGGCCTTTGTAAATCATGCCCAACACACCAGCCGTAGTTTTTCCCGTGCCGATCGCTCCGGTCAGCGCCCACTCGATGATCCCAGATCGGGGATCACAGACATACATCAGGTCCTCTTTCCAAACGTCGTAGAGCCGTCCCTGGTCCTCGTCCTTGGGATTGCATATCTTCCCCAGGTAGTAGTCATCTTCGATGAACTGGCTAATCGAGACGGGCTCACGCTCGAAGTCAATCTGCCATATATTACGAAGGACCGAAGACTTTCCCTGGTCTCGCCACTGGCGCAAGATTTCCCAGGCAGCCTTCTGTGCTTGGGACGAAAGCAACTTGACCTGAGTAATCAGACGGTCAAGAAACTTTACGTCATCATTCTGGACGACCGAGCGCAGAGCTTCCAGGTATTCCCGGAGCGCGGGCTCGGACGGGGGGATTGTCAGGTTGTCCATCTTCCTGCCTAACTCTGGTCGCAATCTCCTTGAGACCCTGAAACAGGCTGCGGATCGAGCCTCGATCCTCAGCACTCAGATCGTCTAACTGACCACCGCTACCGATCTGAATGGTCTTGCTGTCCATGTTGAAGACATAGTTCGGAGGTCCACCCTCACCATATATGTTCCGCTTCGGATCGTCGGATACGGCCTCCTTGAAGTCCTCATACTCCTTGTCGGCCCGAGAAGTGAGATACTTGAGCATGTCCAACTGCGCTGTGAAGCCCAACAACTCAACCTTTTCGAGCGTGGAGTCTTCGAGCTTATCAACAGCGGAGAGCAGCTTGTGAATCCTCTCAGCCTTATGGCTATTGAAAACCTGGAGGACTGTCTTTTGGGCGTCGGAGCGGGATTCACTCAGACAGCGCATGAACTCAGCGACAATAGGCGAGAAGGGAGTTCCACGGTTCGCATATTCAACAGTCTCCTTCATAACCTGGTGGAGACTGACCAGTTGGACCGTGCCGGTTACTTGTCCGTTTTCACTCACTTGCCACCTACACGATATTTTCTGAAGCTTTTCTCCATCGCGTCAAAGATCATGTACACGCGCTGGGCCGATAGGTCGTAACGAGTAGAGAGGTCCTTGACCACGCGCTTCCGGCCCTCCGTACTACTCGGAATCCTGGACATCTCCACGTAGATACGCACGTTCCGAATCACGTCCCCGACCTCATGCCGGGAAGGAACGCGGATCGTGCAAGCCCCGAAGATGTCCAAAAACTTCAGCAGAGCCTCCTCACCGAAAATATCGTAAAGTTCGGGGAGGTGGCTCTCCAAACCAAACTCTAACAGAGCGACCTTGATAAGGTCAAGTGTTTGCCCGCTAACAGGATCGAAAATCGCCAGTGGACTGCCGTTCCTACTCGCCATAAGACATCTCACGGTAAATCTGGCTCACGTCCAGGTAGTCACCCTCAACCGTGAGGTCAGAGAATACGTCCCTAACATCATATAGGAAGGTTCTTATACGGACCTGCACGTGCTCGATGTAGAAATCAGGATTGTTGATCCCGAACCGTGTCGATAACACCCTCCTGACAACTCTCTTGTTCCCCAGAATCCTGTCCATAACGTAGCAGCAGGCTTCTCTGGTCCTTCCGTCGAAGCGCAGGGTAGGTAAAACTCTCTTGCGAATCAGGTCAGGAAGCTCCTCCAGAAAGATTTTGGCGTCAATCTGCCGAACGGTGGGATACCTTGGAGATGACGGCGGCATGTTGTGTGCCATCAGCCTCGTGTAGGACGGGTCCAACTTCCGAAGCGCGATGGACAGGCCCGAGTTAATCGCGTGGATGACATAGGTATAGAATACCTCTGGCAACGAGTCCGGTATTTTCTTATCCTCGACGGTTTTCCATACTTTAGTGGCCGCTTCGCTGAAAAGATCGTCTTTGTGAGCGTGCTGGATGCCCTTGAACCGGCGGGAGATCATACTGTAGACAAGGGGCATCAATCTCAGGAGGACGGTCTCGGACGTTTCCTTGCCGTCCAGGTACTCTAGGTACAACTGGAATGCAGCACCGTCATCGTAGACCTGATCCGGTCTGTACTCTGTGTAGTCACTGACCACATTCACCCTCAGCGATCCAGAACACGGCCTCATCCTGGCCGTCCTTATTCTCGGACTTCATTTCGGCATACCAGCCAGCCTTCTTGGCGAAGTCGCTCTCAGGTCCGTACTTCCCGCTCTGGTACTCCTTGAGGAGCTTCATGGCATCCGACCAAGAGAGCTTGCTTCCCTGGCCCTTGCACGCATTGGCGATCTGCTCCATGGTCATCTGCGTACCAAGCAGCATAGCATGGAAAACGTCCCGTTTGTAACCCTTCTTTGGGTCGGAGGTTCGGATGGCACCTCGCTTCTGGGCCGTCAACGTCCTGAGTTCCTTCACCTTCGGAGCCTTGAGCCCCTTCTTGGCCTTCGGCTTTTTCTTCTCCATGTCCTTACGGACCTGCTCGGCGAACTCGGCATTGACCCTCTGGATCAAAGCCCACCAGAAACCTTCCTTGACGAGATTCTTGGTGTAGAGGTCTCCGCAGACAGTCAACAGCATCTTGGCGTCTGGGCCGAACTCCTGGAGTGTCATCCGGATAGTGTTCTTGGCCTCGTCCGTGAGGCAGTATTCTTCCAGCACGTCCTCGATCTGAATGATCCCGGCCTGCGAGGACGATACCACGGCTTCTGTCATAAGTGACTCCATTCTCGGTATGAGGAGACGACCATAGCGTTTCATTAGCTCCGGGTCTTGCTCGATGTCCGGAGACCCGAGACGCATTTTGACAGAGACAATGGCCTGCGTCTCGAACAGCTTTGAACGCCGCTTGTCTCCCACGATATGCAGCGTCTGTGAATCGTCGATCCCAATGAACTCACATAGCGCATCTTCCACGAGCTTGAAAAGGTTCGACAGGTCCTTGCCCTTGATCCGGCCCGTCCCATACTCGAAGTCAGAGTCCTTGAGTACAAAGAGCCACTGAAAATCCAGGTAGACCTTCGGAAGTGGAAGCCTCTCCTTCTCAGGAATCTCGTCCTGCCGAAAGTTGGGCATCCCAGGAGCCTGTGTCCTGAAGATGTGCTTCCACTTCTTCTTGTAGAGCTTGCCGTCCTCGGTAAGGAACCTGCGTGCGATCGGCCGGCGGTTTTTCCCTTTGCTGCCCTTCGGATACACGAGGTCGTGAGCGTAGGCATGGTTCAGGCCCACCGGGTCTATCGAGGCCCGGAAGTCCCACCACCATAGGTTCTGGAACTTTGGTACGCTCACCCCTGAAACATCGCCTCCTTGATATGCTTGCAGTGCTCCGGCGGAATCTCGGTCGATCTCCGATACATCCAGTCCGGGCAGTCACACTCCCAATGGCCAGAGACCCCACCGGCATTGGTAACCGTGTACTTCTTGGTCTTGTCAGACTTTGATCCAATGGTGTACTGCCTGATCCGGTGCTCCTCCAAATTCTCCAGGACGAACTTACCTGCCTCCACCCGGTCCTTGGGGATCGCGTAGTCCATGCCAACAAACCAGTACACTTTCTCCTCAGTAGGCGTAGAAAGTCTCCACCACTTGAGTGAGGATCGGGGAGGTTCGGCGTTCAGGTAGAGGCCAGTGTGGTGGAGGCAGAAGCCGTGGTTGGCTGCAAAGCCCTTCTGAAACAGGATCAAGCTGTCTGGACCCGTGCTCAGCATTTTCGTGCAGACATAGGACGAGACAGCACTCACAAGATGAACAACTGCGGCGTGGCCTTCAATCTGGCCCGAGAGGTAACTACCCCGGCCCGTGATGCCATTGTTTGCGAGAAGCTCAACCACGTAGGCAGGCTTACCTCCCTTCGTGCCAGTCCAGTCCTCCTCGTCCAATGACTCCCACATCGGCGGGTGGGCCAAACCAACGACCTCGATCGTCTGGACCTCCTCCTCTGGAACTCCGAGACGTGTCGCTCCCGCCACCTCAACCGAGATACAGTGTGGTTTCATCAGACCCACCAGTAGCTGGGCAGCCTCAGCAGAACCCTTGGCCATGATTCACCTCCAAATAAAAAAGCCCCTACGCTATAAACGTAGAGGCAAAATGTTGAGGACCCTAACCGAGTCCTAAGAGGCGAGTTTTAGCGTGGCCACGTCAGGCTTCTTGGCCGGCTTGACCAGGAGCTTCGTCTGTTTCTTCCCGGCAGTGCCGTGCTTCTCCACGAACTCGTTGCCCTTCTCCTTGCGGAGCTTGTCGAGCTTCACGCCCAGGAACTCGTTGGCAGCGGCTTTGAGAGCCTTGCGAAGATCGGCCACGGTCATGCTGTAAGGAGTGGACGGATACAGAGTTACCGAGCCAGCCTCTCCCTCGGCCTCCTTGAGCTTCTCCTCGATCATGTAGCCCTTCACCAGAGCGGCCAGTTCCTTGTCGATCTTCTTGGCCTTCTCCATGACCCGGCGCATCTTGATGAGCCGGTTGAGCTTCCGAGTGAACTCGGCCTTGCTCGTGATCGTGGATTTTTCCTTCTTTTTCTTGGCCATTTTCCTCTCCTCCATCCCCCTGATCTAAATTCCTATTTGATCTCGTCACCGATCATACGCTTCTGGACTCGGTAGAGCCGGCCGTCATGCCAGCCTCGCAAGGGCTTGATGCTTGCGAGCGTGATCTCAGACGGTGTGCGGTTGGGAAGCTCGTAGGTCTTGCCGATCTCCAGCTTCCGGTTCATCTTCTCGTGGTACTCCCGAACCCCCTTGCGCCACTCCGGGTTGACGCTGTCGGGGTACTTCTCGGGAGCAACCATCTCCAGGTACTTGAGCGGGGCCGTGTAGTAGTGGGGTCCCATGGGTTCGCTGATGTCCTTGTAACCCCAGCCGTAGCCCTTCTCCTTCTTCAGCAGGTCCAAGGCGATGAAGCGGTCGGTCTCCTTGCCCTCCCCGTCCGTGATCGAGACGACTTTCCAGAGCGAGTTTCCTCGCGCCGCGTGTGCCAGGACGATGAACTTGCCGACCACCTTCCCATCCTTGTCGTGCGCGTTCTGCTCTCGGATGCGATCGGCGATCAGGTCTTTTCGAGTGCTGCCTTTGCGATAACTCCAACCCATTTTCCTATCCTCCTTCTCTCAGCCTCCACTACTATCTTACTACACCCTATGTAATGTGTCAAGACATATTTCAGGAAACTTCCATCTTCTCCAGGAACTTGGCGCGGGTCAGGACCGTCTGCTTCGTGCCCTTGTAGTCCCCGTGGTCCTTCACAGTCGCCTTGACCTTGTAGGTCCGACCGATCTCCAGGGCGTCGTCGCCGATCCCTGGATAGGAACTGCTGAACCATACCGCACTGTTCCCGTCCTTATCCCGGAGCCGAACCACCCAAGTGACTCCGTAGTGGCCCTCGAAGCTGTTCTGGCCCAGGAAGGTCAACTCGAACGTGCTCCGCTTCTTGACCTCACCGAACCACTCGCTTACGCCCGACGCCTCCTCGGCCTTCTTCTCCACGTCCCGGCGGTAAGCCACAATCGCGCTGGCTCCGATCCCTGCCTCACGGTAGGTGATCGCCTCCATCTTGATGGTCACGCTCAGGTTGTTCAGGTAGTCGCTTCCAGCGACCTCCTCAGCGTCCAGGCCCAAAACCCACTCGACGGCCTTCTCAGCCATTTCATCGTCCTGGGGGTCCGGGACCAGCCGGTGCTCCCGGTCGTAAGGTGTCGTGGGGAAGATCGAGTGCAGCGCCGCAGTAGCGGTCGATGTCTTCATGGTATCGCGCTCAGTCCCTCGGCTCGTCCAGCCATTGTTTCGGATTTCCACGGCCACGAAGGCAAGGTAGTCCTTGACCGAGAAGTAACGCTCCCCACCACCACTACCCTCGCCCCAGGAAGGGTCAGCCAGTTCGATCAGCCACCCAGCCATGGCCACTGCCACCTCGGGACTGATTCCGCCCAGGAAGTCCTGGAGGCAGTTGCTACCGACCTGCTTGAAGGTGCCATCCTCGTGGCGCACCACGTAGGTGTCCTTGCGCTTCCGCATCAGACCACAATGCTCGCAGGTCGGTGGGCAGTCCCGATAGTAGCTGGGAAGCTCAATGCCCGGAATCGTCCGCAGGATATTGCCCTCGGAAGTGTGCTCCAAGGTGGCCGCGAAGGTCCAGCCAGCGATCTTGGGCGTCTCGCCCGTGACCCGGACCTCGACCTCCTTCGAGAAATAGAGCCCATCATCGGACTTGACCAGCCGATCCTCCAGGACCTCCAAAGTCACCGGATCGGTTCCGATCTTGCTGGCCCTGCGGCCCATGCTCCTGATCCGCGCCCGGAGCTTCTCCAGGTTCTCATCGGGAATCCAGCGGGTGATCTCAGTTTTCTCAGCCAGTGCCATCATCTCTTTCTCCCTTCAGCCTCCACCTATATATTACTACATTACTACAGGTAGTCAAGACATATTTCAGGAAATGTGTCAGGAAAGTGTGATTCTTCCCTATAATTGAGTAGATCGGTTTTGGAGCATCTGACGGACCTGATCGGCGGTCTGTGCAAAGAAGCTGCTGAACATCTCACGGACGATTATGGGAGCCATACTCTCCATAATCGACTTGAAAAACTCGTCCATCTTGACCTCGCCACCCATAATGACGTTCAGGTCATTGGAACCAGTAACGTCCTGGGTGCTCAGGGTGTCAGGCATGACAGTTGCGAAGAATTTCTCCTCCGTGAGCGCGTCCTGAAGCCTCTTGGAGACAAGCTTCCAAAGCTCCTCATACACCATGGACCGGAAAGGCGTCATATTGATATGCCGAGCAGTATACGTCTTATGAGAATTATAGTAACCCGGCTGTTTCTTCTCCTCCTCAGTGATCTTAACGTAGTGAGAGTCTACGAAGAATGCCTCGATCTCCTTCTGGATCATCGCGTCCCACTGGTCTTCCGGGATGACTTCCAGAAACTGCTGCCTGACTCGCTCCTGTAGCGCCTCCTTGAGCCGGTTAGGGTCAAAGGGCGTCACTTCCTTTTTGTCGTCAGGCATGTCTGTCTCCTATGCTGCGGTCTGAGAATCCACCAAGCTTGAGATGCCATCGACCTTCCGCATGATCCACCACTTGTCGAAGTCGGTCACGCCTCGAAGAATCTCGACACGCTGCGAGGTCAGGAAGACCGAGAGGCCAGCATCACGTTTGGCTCGGAGGATGTCCAGGCAGCGGTAGACCCCGGTGATGTCCAGAGCGTCCATGATCTCGTCACAGACCAGGATCGTCACGTGGGACCCATAGACGTGTGCCGACAGGTCGCTGAGGGAGAAGTACAGTGCCAGATCAATCCTACGCTTCTCTCCACCTGACCCGGACTTGTAGACACCGCCGGCCGTGGTGATCTGAATATCAATCTTGTCCTGAACACCGCCGGTCACGTTCTCCGTCTCGGGACGAATGATTACCTGGATTTCCCCGTCCGTGAAGATGTCCATGTAGTATCGGAGCCGCTCGTTGATGAAGCCCAGAGCCTCGTCCATGCTGAGAGATCGAATCTTCTTACAGGCACCCGCCAGCCAGTCGTAGTGGGCCTTGAGGTTATCGAGCGAAGCCTTGCCTGCCTTGGCTGTGGCGATCTGCTCCCGTAGTGTGCCATGCGCCTCCTGGGCGTCGGCAACGACTTTCTTTGCAGCCTCGATCTGGGCCTCCCAGCCACTCTGGATAGCCTGAAGCTCTCCGAGGCGACGCTGCTTCGTGTTGATCGTGGTACTGTGGACCTCAATCTTGCTCTGGGTATCGTTGAACATCCTCTGGTGGCTTTCTTTCTGCTTGGTCAGTCCCGTAACTGCCTCGTCTTTCGCCTGGAAAGCCACTCCCTTCTCTGTGACAGCGGAGTCTAGCTCCTGCTTCTTGGCATCGTACTCGTGGATGAGAGTGTCCACCTGGGGATAGCTCCTGGTAGCAATCTCCATCAACTGCTTGTCGAATGCCTTGATCTCCGCGTCCTGCCGACTGAGTGTTTTCTTGGCGTCAGCAAGGATTACCTGATTGCTTTGCTGCTCTGCCCTTCTCTCCTGGTAGACCTTTACGTGTTCAGCCATGGCATCCACCTGCTGCTCAATCTCCGGCTTGGTCAACTCAGCAGCACCAGGACGATTACACGTGGGGCAAACGTCTGGTGTCCGCTCTAGCTGGGCTATCCTGGATTTACAATTTTCGATCCTGACATTTGCCGCAGCCATCGACTCAGCCGCAGCGCGGTCATTATCATTTTCCAGGTTGATCTTCTTTTGCCATTCATTTCTCTGAGTATGGCTCTGCTCTTTCTGTTGCTGTACAGAGACTAGCTCAGACTTCCGGCACTCATTCTCAAGCTTCTGAACCTCCTCGATCCGATCAGCCGTCAGTTTGTGGAGTCTCATCTGAAAAGCCTGAAGCTCGGTATAAATGCTCTGCCTCTCCTCAGTAACCTGTTTGATGTAGGCATCAAGGCCAAGCATCTCAGTCTTGCACGAGTGTAGAGATACAGTGAGCGTCTCGATTTCTCCCTGCAACTCCTTGATCTGTGCATCCAGAGATCGAATCTCCTCCGGATCGGCCGGTGGGTAGGCCCGCACCTGCCTCAACTCGTCCTTCCGGATGTCCAGGGCTTGCTGGTAGCCCTCAAGCTGCTCCTCCTGCATGGTTATTGCCGACTGAGACTGGTCTATCTGGGCCTGAACACCTGCTGCACTGCTGCGAAAATCGTCCAACCCGATGTCCCACACATGCAAATGAAGCATCTCGACCATGACGCGCTTGCGATCGGCGTCTGTGAGGTCTGTGAACTTCCAAGGCATCCCCTGGCCAATCATCGTGGTCTGCTGAAGTATCTCGGGATGGATTCCAAGGGTCCGGAGGATCATCTCATTGGTCTGGGGGACCTTCGATTGCGTCAGGTCCTGCTGCTCAGGAGCGATCTTCTCGAAGAAGACACCGTTCTTATGCTTCTTGTGCTTCCTGAACCGGGAAATCCGGTAGGTGACTCCATCCCTCTCCACTTCGTGGACAACCGCACAGCCTCCAGGAGCCACCTTCTCCGTTCCTTTGACGATCCGAGCTACCTTGTCTGCGTTCACGCCCCGGTACGTTTCCCCGAGATAACACCAGAGAAGGGCCTCGAACAGACTGGACTTGCCGGCCGCGTTGCTGTTGGCCGATTGGATGTCCTGGTTGTCGCCCGAGATCAGCACGAGTCCCTGGTTGCAAAGGTCGATGTCCACAGTTCCAATGGACATGAAATTCTGGATGTACAATCTCCTGGGAATCATACCATCGCCTCCCGACCAAGCTTCTTGAGCGTACCCTTGTCTAGCTCCGCCGGAGCCTCCGTGTCTATGTGCTTGTCCAGTACCTCGATCGGCGCATCCTTGGGGTCGATCTGGACTCTCGGGACCACGTTCTCGTGGCTGATCGGTACGATCTGTGCGTCTGGCCAGGAGGAGGAAGCGGACTTCACCACTTCCAGGAACTCGGTGTCAGCCCTTATCCGGAGGTTGAGCCGGCCCTGGAATCCCACAGGACGCTGAGGAATCAGATTCACATCCTCAGCCCGATTGATGTCCACGCTCCAAAACACGGAGGTGTACGGATTTGCGATCCTCTCATGCTGACCCGTCTCAGTATCAAACGTGAAGATTCCTCTCGGAAGGTCCACCACACTGTCCCGATAGTCGTGGTACATGCAGCTACCAACGCAGTAGGTCCTGGACCCAATAACCTGCGGGTGGTGGTGATGGCCTACGAAGATTGCCTTGGCCTCCACAAAGTCGGCGTCGAAGCCCTCCTTGGCCATTGTGCTGCCACGGAGCCTCGCGCCCTTGATGTCCGTGTGAAGGAACAGGTACTCGGCTCCAACGTCCCTAGCGCTCTCTATCATTGTTTGGGTCAGACCAGTGTTGCGCCGGTAGGAGATGAAGGCCATATTCTCCCAGAGGTCAATGCCCTCCACGACGACGCCCTTGAAAGACGACAATGCCTTGCAAATGTGGAACTTTCCCTCGTAGTCAGCCTGATCGTGGTTTCCTACCAGGATATAGTGAGAACACTCCACCTCCTCACAAGCCAGGTCAATGGCCTGGATTCCTTCCAGCAGGCTGTAGAGCGTGTACATATCGACCTGACCGGCGCTCTCGACGAGGTCACCCATGTTGACCACCATATTAGGCTTGGTCGCCCGGATCGCCGCAGCGATCCAGAAGCAGGTGGCTAGGCATTCTCCATTGATCCCACAGATCGGCATGATCTTACTGTTGAAGCTGACCTCCTGGTTGCCCTTCTCCTGGAAATGGAGATCACCGTACATCAAGATTTTCATAGCTTCACCCACGCTCGGTGTGATTTGTGTGTACCGGCGTGGACCTTTTGCATCTGCTTGTACGCCAATCCACGCTCCTCACAGAACAACTTGAGATTCTCTACGCCGACGATCTTCTCACCGTCCGGGGAGATGAAAGAGAAAGTTTTCTTCCCACGATCCGGTCTTGTCCAACCCTTGTGGCTTCTCAGTCTCCCAGAAAGAACCATACGCAGTGCAACCACCGTCAATCCATGGTCACGAGCAAACGCTCTGAGGTTTCGTATGCCCGATCTAACACGACCACTTGGGTCTCTTAGCGACACGGGTTTACCGTATCTCTGCGTCCAGGTACGAACCTGCTTCTCTATGGACTTCTTTGTTCGTTTCTTTCCCATGTGGCTTAGAGACCCCTTACGACGCCGCTCTGCTGAGTGCTTTATCCCCAAGCAGTTTCCAGCCACCCAACACACATTGTAGTTCAAACGTGATGGATAGTTGGCCTTCCTATCGTCCAGGTAAAACTGCTCTCGTTGCAGAAGCTCTGAAGAATCAACGGTTTCCAAAACCTTGATATGAAAAGCAGCCAGTCCGTACTTGTCCCATGCCCGCTGCAAATGTTTGCTATGGTGTTTTCCCGCTTTCAGGTCCTTACGGTGGCGAGTCCAACGATACCCCACCTCTCCGTTGGAACTCCCAATGTAGGCCCCACTCGTCTTGGTGTTGGTTATGACGTAGATACAGCCCATAAGAATAACTATAGCGACTATGCTTCCCAGAGCAACTCTTTTCTGGAAGACGTAGTCGCCCAGAAGGTGTCCGACGAGCAGGTCCATCAGCTAAGCATCCTGAAAGGTGCTGAGAACGACAGGAAATCTCGCATGAACTCACCGAACTGTAGAGCCCTGAAGTGGTCCAAGATGGCCTGCTCGTTGAAGGACGGCCCGACCGTCACGCCCGACATGATCTGGCACATCTCGTCGTAGCTGAACTCCTCCTTCGACAGGTCCATCAGTTCCAGATTACGGACGATTACCTCGGCCTGTTCCAGGACCTTCCTTTGGCGTGTGCTTCCGTCCTTGGCGATGATCTGGACCAAGGCGGCGAGTAGGTCAGGAGACGTATCAGCCTCAATGCCTCGGACCATGGCCATAAGCTGAACCACCGTCTTCTGGCCAATCCCCTTCACGCCAGGGATATTGTCCGACACGTCGCCAAGGATCGCCTTGGCGAGCAGGAACTGAGAAAGCTCTACCTCCGCCACCTCAACGAAGTTGTCCAGGTCAATGTGCGTTTCCTTTGCAGGGCACCAGATGGCTGTATTCTGATCCACAAGCTGATAGTAGTCCTTGTCAGAGGTAACGACCACGCAGCGACCTTTACAGGACTTGACAATAAAAGCCACGATGTCATCGGCCTCTTTGCCCCGTATCGTGATCTGCCTAACCCCCAGGTGTTCCAGGAGCTTTGCTACAAGATTCCTTTGGTCGTTGTAGAAGGTGTTGAAACGCTCTCGTTCCTCGAAGCCATCGTCTCCCTGCTTGAGCATACGATTGGCTTTGTACTCCGGGAATATCCTCTCCCGCCGCTCAGACCTGCGAACATCGTCCCATACGAACACGGCCCGTCGAGAGTGAAAGGTATGGAGAATCTTGTGAACGCTCTTGACCACCCCAAACGCACCTCCGGTCTGTCTGCCGTCAGTGGTCTGTAACGACTCAAAGGAGGGTATGTGACAGGTCCTGTGCAGCATGTAGCTACCGTCGAATACCGTAAGCATCATTCCAATCCAGTTGGTACAACAGTTCCGT